CCAAGCTACATGAAGTAGTCTACGCGGGGTTATGCTCAAGCTTATAAGGCAAGAGCCCTCTGCGTAGAACGCCAGTAGCCACGAACAGGATTACCGTCGCGCCTTGGAAGAACCTTTGAGTTTCTTCGTCTCCTTATTAGGGAGATTTTGAATCTCGAGGTTCCCATTACCGTTCATCTCCTTTAACAGAGATTTACCGTAACGCACTGCATAATCCGCAGAGAGGGCCACCACAAGACCGATATAATCGGTTGGGTGAACTTCTCCCGAACGGAGAGCATGCGACATCAAGGCACACTGCCGTGAGGCAAGTGATTGACGTCCTGATTCGTGCGTTGGGATAACCTTAGATGAGTTCATTTATATGACCTTTCTATTGGGTTAGATCCAACCTACTGACACTACTTTTCTGTAGCGGGGCGGGACTCCCTTTTCAAGGGGATATCCCGTCTCGTCCCTGCTGATCAGGCAGGGACCCAGCCTCGTCGTAAACAAACGCGATGAGGCAGCGCGTAGATGCTAGTGTTGGGGCCTATGCTACCGCGTAACTGTAATGACTTTGGAGCTGGTGAGCTCCCAGTGTTCAGTACGCGGAGGCATTCTCGCCAACCATCTGTCTCGAAGTTCTCATACTTCGGACGAATGGTCCAACTTCTGTACTCGATCCTGTGTAGGTCACGGTTAAACCGTGACTTCACTCGTCCCGAGTTAGTTGACTGGCCCACTACACCACGATACCAACCAATAAGGGGAGAGACATCGAGTTTCCATCGACCGGCGAGGTCAATGTACTCGAACTTTTCTCTAACATACGGAAGAACGCCATATCGGCGCTCGACCATACCCTTTATGGTATCAGCGGTGGTGCAATAACCTGCATTCCAGAGAGAGTTTGACAACTCGACCCAGGAAACAAGTTCACTTGCATCTCTACGTCCACGATGGCACCATTCGGTCCGCATGCGGATGGGTGTGACATCGATGCCGTTGTAGGCATCGCACCCGCAGGATTCTCGAAAGAACCTGCCGACACAGCACTTATCCACGTTGAACTTTAGTCCAACTTGTGGGAAGAGCTCTAAGAGAAACGGATAGTCTTCCCGTTTCACTATGATGTCATCGCCGTATACATACACCTCCGGGGTACGAAACCCTGTGGAAGTGCGTATACGAATCACTGCGACAGCAAGTGCATAAAAGCACATCGCCTCAATGGGAAAGCAAACTGCTGATCCCATCGGAGCAAACGTGCTCAGACGCACTATTTTACCATCTGGTAACCGAGTATACTCGCTTCGAGAGGCAATTAAGCCTTCAAGAAGTGGAGTACCTCCGAATAGTCTTCCGACTAAACGGAGGGTTACTCGATCACTAGCGTCCTTCATATCTAGAGTCACGTACTCGTTAGAACGTGAAGACTCCAGAGCGAGCGTCCGGTTCCGCGTTTGGTCCGTAAAATTTACGAACCCACGCGTTAGCGGATGCCTTTCGATCCAAGCGTAAAGACGCTTCTGGATCCCCTGTTGAATCCATTGGAGTTCCAATGGCTCTTTCGATATGAGGCGAGGACCTCGAGAGTCCTTAGGAACCAGTACGACTTCTGCCGTACCGTGTTCCAGGACCTCGAGGCTCTGAATCCAATCAAGCTGGTCTGCTACTTGAGATTGACCCAAGACGAAGTACTCCGTGAAGGGGTAGATTCGTTCGATGTGTGCGTATAGTCGGGAGAAATTAGATTTCTCACCAACTCGCTCACCGGTCGCAACAGCACCCGGGCCATGTCGGGGGATAATATCCCTAACATTAAACCCAGCGAAAATACGAGATAAAAAAATACCTCGCAGATTCAAGGATTGGTTCAACACTCGAAGGGAACTCGATGTTCTCGAGCTCTTCTTGTGTGCGGACGAATGATTCGATGACCGTATTTTCGGTCTCGTTATCATGTGGTATGTTTAACTTGTACGCAAAGTACAAGAACTGTCGTATGTGACGCAAAGCGGTTATGTCCGGGTTACCCCGGACATATCCTTGTTCATTGAAGACACGCTCTATCAACCACCCGAGGAATCGGGGAATTGACGTTCGAGGTTTCAGCCTGAAACCCCGAATGAGTAGAGGAGTGTCACTCGATATCGCCCTATCAATGGCTTTACCGAGTTTTGGAAGGGTCTTCGTGAGAAACGATAACCCTTCTAACTGAACACGGTGTTCGATTTTACGAACATCGCGAGCAGCCTCAATAGAACTTGGATAGCAATGCGCTATGTCATGGAGCAGTTGTACCGTCAGAGAAGTATATACTTCTAGGCTATTCTTATCAACCATAAGGTAGATATCCTAGCCAGAACAGTCAACTGCACCCACAACAGATCAGAGAACGACCTTAGCTAAGGCTCGCCCGCGAGGACTTTGTCCAAACGGGTGACACTGAGGGCTGAAGCGGTAATACCGCACAGCGCCCCAATGAGAGCTTCAGCAACGACGCGGGGACTCAAAGGACTTTCAGGGTCCTGATAATCCACCGCACCACGCGGAATGCCAATAACGGCATACGCGAAGGCGTTCATCTCACGTCCATTGACATCCTTACATAGGAAATCAAGGCGGACGAGAGAGCGGTCCGTTTTGGCCGGTTTGTTCTCATTACTCTCGCTATGCGAGATCGTGAGAACAGCTGGGCCACCGGTCGTGATAGCAACGCTACACTTACGGACGGACTTACCTGGAGCTACATCGGTGATTGCGAAATCACCGACTGTCAGCGTCGATATGGTAGTCGACGCATTTAGATCCAGGCCCTTAACTGTCAAGGGGTCAGACAACATGTTCTGGTCTCCTTCGGTTAAGTTATTTGTTGTGAACCGTGTACAGCGGTCCGTTTAACGGGGTAGTCTTTGTGCAATTAACGAAGAGGATAAACCTACTCGTTTTATTGACACAAAAGACTTCTGTACCTTTAACCCCGTTGACAACTTCACGTCTTCTAACGACGGTCGAAACCGTCGTCGAACATACGTGGTGTAAACGTCCGTCCAGAATACTCTGGGTGGAGGCCGAAAGAAGAAACCGTCAGAACTGGCGGCAACTTCATAAGTCTCCTCGAACGAATACGAACGACGCGTGACAATCTTCACTGATTCACAGTAATCGTATATCACGGCCGTAGCAGGGAACAACTTGGGTCTCTTCGAATGCAGCCATGAGGAGACGCTAAAGAACCAATCCAGCACAAAGCTGAACGGTATAGCATCCCAAATGACGCTAGGGTCTAAGACTCCAAAAGAGTCACAGATCTGAGCAAGTCGAGAGATCCATCCCTGGAACTCAGGGCATTGGAACCCATAAAGGCTCATTCCATGCCAATTAGCCAACTCAGTAGTCTGCGTTACTTTGATTCGCGCAGGTACCGAACCGCCCGGATGGGACTCATTCATTGAGTAAACCTCCGTCCAGTCTGGGAATAGCGACTTCAAATCCATCTTGCGATGGAAGCGATATCGTTTCTTCACCACATTGGCCACATCATCATACTTCTCTTTCCACTCTTTTAGAGTGGTAATGAAGCTCTGGAGATCGCGAATAGTCGGAATAAATCCGAACTGAACGCCAAGATTAGTGTTATGCAGCTTTGCAGCTGTAGCATCTTTAGGGATGCCCGTCTCGCGCATAGCGAGAAGTGCACTCTTCTTGTCAAGAAGCCCTTTGAAGAGTTTCTTGAAATCCCAGAAGTCGATGAGGAGGAACCAAATCGAAAAGTCCGTATCAAACGGATCTCTGTCGATGGAGACCTCCCGCGGTAACTGTTCATTCTTGAAGATGCTTTCAGCATCATCAATAGAATGAGGCACGGCCCCGTGGTCAGTAGCGACCCGCACAAGAGTGCGATCTCGCCACCACCTCGAATAGGTCGTAAGCCCACGAGTACCCTCGCTGATATTTGGTATACCAGGAGAGTTCCCGGCGACTATACTCTGATTATATGGATTAACGAATTCCCCCTGAGCAAGATTACACTTGCCGAAGAGAGAGTCGTGCCATATGTCATTGAATGTCGTCGTCGTGTTGAGAGCAGCTTTACGCTGTTTCTCAGACACCGAGCCACGATGGAACTCGCGAATCCATGATTCGCGAAATTCAACCTCGTTCCTTACATCCGTAGGTGAGTCGGGAAAAGTAAAGCCCGCCCAATGGCCGTTTTCAACAACGAGCCAGTGGAGGTTGCGATAATTTTCCCTATCAGTAGTACGTGAACGTATCCGCATGTTATCTAAGTTCAGAGTAGCCCCCCTTTCAAA